TCACCGGTGATGCCGGTGCGCGCCATGGCGCGGTCGACCTCGGCGAAGCGTTTAGTCGCTTCGTTGAGGTTCTGGATCGCACGACCGCCGGCATAGATACCGCCAACGGCAGCGAAAGCCCGCGCCGCTGTCGAGCCGAAGGCAGACATCGCCTTGCTCTGCTGATTCCGGAACCGGTCTAGCTCCTTCGCGGCTTGGGACAAACCGGGGCGGAGCTTGTTCTGGGCGGTGATCAGCGCCTCGGCGCGAACAGCAACGACCATGGCTTACCTGTAGAGCTTCGCCCAGCGCGCCAGGCGCGGCAGGGTCATGGCCTCGATCTCGCGCGGGCTTATGCCGGCACTGGCGAGGGCGCGGATGCGGGCTTCAACCGCGTCCGCGCTTTCGCGAAAAAATCGAGGACCGCCTCCTCGATCAGCAGGCCGAGTGCGGCGTCTCGCTCCCGCGACACGATATCGGCGTCGTGATCGACCATCAGACGCGGGATCCACTGCCGCAGCAGCGATCGGTCGACATAGGGCGTACCCAGGCCCGCATCGTTGAAGAGAAACCCGCGAGGGTCCCCCAGATCCCAAACGTCCCCCGCCGTTGGCGGGCGCAGGTCGACATAGGCCTTCGGATCGGCATGAAAGAGGATCGGAGTGGCGAACCATATCCGAACCGACCCGTCTGGCCGGTCCTCACGGCGCGGAGAAGGGTTCTCGCCGCTCACCGTCGCGTCTCCAGATAGCCCTCGGCGACGCCGGTGATGCCGGAGACCTCGCCGGTCAGGCCGTCGAGCTGCGGATCGCCGGTCAGCGAAGCGCGGGTGAAGGTCCGGTCCACAGCTTCCGTATCGTGCAGGAAGGTGAAGTCGACCTTATCGAGCGCCAGCAGGGCGCCGAAGTCGAGCGCCTGCCCCTGCGTATCCTTGCCCTTCAGCGAGAGGGCGAAGCGAAAACCCATCGGCGTGAAGGTGCGATCGACCGAGCCGTCATGATTGATGACGGATTCCGCCGACAGATTGCTCGGGTTGTAGGTCAGCGAGCCGCGAACCGAGAGGTTCTGGCCCGTGGGCAGGCGGAATTTCACGATGCCGCCGAAATCGGACATGGCGCGGGCTCCTGGGGATGGGGCGAAGGAGGGAGGGCGCCCGCCGCGTCAGGCGGCGGGCGGTGTCAGGAGGCCGGCGGCGTCAGGCCGCGGCGGGATACTGCGCGTAGATCGTCGCGTTGGCCGCGAGGATGTCGAGCGGGTTCACCCGGTCGAGATCCATGCCGATATTGACCCGCGCCGGGTTGGACGCATCGCGCTCGACGCGCGCCCGGCGGGCGAACTCGGCCTTGTTCTCGAAGAGGCCGCGATCGACGAGGTCGCCATAGAGCGCGATCACGTCGGCCTTGATGTCGGCCGGGGTCGAGATCGTCGGCAGGTTCGCCGGGTTGGCATCGGCCACCGCCTTGTTGGCGTGGCGGTAGCTCAGACCGGCGCGCATATAGCGCAGCGCGTGCATGGTCTGGGCGATGGCCTGCACGTCGCGGAAGACCGTGTCGGGCTGGCCGGCGGCGTTGAGCCGCTGCATCGTCACGCATTTGTCGATGACGACCTGGCCGACCGAATTGACCTTGAAGGTCGACATGCCCGAGCCGTTCAGCGTGTTGCGGACGGCATAGTTCGGCCAGTTGGTGCGGTCGCGCGGCGGGCGGATGTCCTCGAGCGCGAGGTCGGTCATGTTGCGCGCGGCATTGCCGTTGGTGTCGTCGGCAAGCCAGGGGATCTGGCGCGCGGCATATTGCGCGATCCACTCATAGGCCGGCGTCGGCGAGGCGACGATCGCGAGCGCCGAGATATGGCGGTCGTTCTGGGCGAGGCCATAGGTGGTGTTGTCGCCGGTCGTGCCGACATTGCCGGTGAAATAATGCCCGTAGAGCTGGGCATTCCACGCCCAGCGGCCCGAGAGATCGGACAGCGCCGCCTTGGCCGCGGTGACGTTGGTCGCATCGCCGAAGGGCGAGACGATCCAGTCGAAGGGCTCGTCCCCGAGCGCCGCCAGCACGGCCGAGACGGACGCCGCGCCGGTGGCCGGGGTCGGGTTCGCCACCGTGATCTTGCCGGCATAGACATTGCCGGGGATGTTGGCGTCGGTGGTCAGCTCGAGCCCGGCCAGCGTCACGCCGGCATGGCGGGCGGTCAGCGTCACCACATTGGTCGAGACCGTGGCGGTGACCGGCAGATGGGCGCGGGTCAGCGGGTCGCTATAGGCGTTGATCGCGGCGGCGAGATTGGCGGCCGAGGTGTTGACGGCTTCCGAGGCGCCGACGGCGACCGGGATCTTGCGGCCGGCGATCTCGAAGGTGCCGGTGCCGCCGGCGGCGGCCATGGCGGTCAGCGTCGCGGTCCAGACGCCGGCATTGCCGGTGATCGGCACCGAGGCGATCCAGATTTCATGGACCGGCGCGGCGCGGCGGGCGACGCGATACATCTCATAGAGCTGCGAGCCGACACCGGCGAGCGCCGCGGCATCCTCGATCGTCGAGCACAGCGTCGGGGTGTTGTCGGTCAGGCTGCCCGCGCTCGACTTGTGGCCGATGACGAGCATGCGCGAGCGGCTCTCATACTGCCCGCCGGAATTGACCTCGAAGAAGGTGCCCGGGGCGATCAGGCCACTGCCCGGGATGAAATTGAACAGCACGGCCATGTCTGGCGCTCCTGGTGTGGGAACTCGGAAGGGTTCAGGCCTTGACCTTGGCGGGCGGCTTCGCGGGCGGGGCTTCCACCAGCGTGCCGTCGGCCAGCAGGCCGGCGAAGAAGGCGTCGATCACCGAGACCTCGAAGGGCTCGGTCTGCGGCAGGATCGCGCCCGGCACGCCGGGCCGCGGCACGACATGCTCCGGATTCGCCAGAACGACCGTCTTCATCAGGCTCATGAGGCTCTCCGGATCAGGGGAACTGGACACGCCCGCCGACATCGCCGGTCGGCGGCGTCGGCGCGGCACTCGCATCGGCCGGGACGGTGTCGCCGGCGGCGCGCGCCAGATTGGCGGCGAGGCGGATCTCGTTCAGGGCCGGGAAGGTCGCCGGATCGCCCAGCACCTCGGCCAGGCCGGCGGCGATCTTGCCGCCATAACTCTGGGCCGGCAGCGCCTTCGCGACATCTCGCAGCGGATTGGGCAGGCGGTCGAGCCCGGTGGCGCCCGGCGCCGGCCAGCGCTCGCGCTGCCTGATGCGGCAGCTCACCTCGAGCCGCGTCGCCGAGAGCAGGATGCCGGCATCGGCATCCGAATAGGGCTGGCTCTCGACCTCGGTGACGGCGATCAGCACATGCCGCAGCGGGCCATTCATCCGCGCATCGTCGAGGCGCTGCAGGATCTGCTCCTCGATCATCTCGAGGAAGGCCTTGGCGGCGGCGTCGGTCGGGCCGATCTCATAGACGGCATCGCCGCTTGCGCCCTGCTGCGCGACCGGCACCATGATCTCGAAGGCGAGCGTCGCCATCTCGCGGCCATCGCCGCGGAAGGTCACGTCGGGGGCGCCCGGCTGGCCTTCGTTCTTCGAGCCGTCGACCGAGACGACGATGGTCGGGGTCTTCGGGTCGAGCCCGTCATAGAGCGTCGCCGTGATCTGCGAATCGAAGACCTGCCGCCCGGCGAAAGTCGGCCAGACCGGCGTCGCTGCGACGTTCTGGGCATAGGGATTCAGGGCTTCGAAGACGGCGAGGCGCAGCGCGGTGCGGGCAAGGGACATGGGCGCCTCAGATGGCCGAAAGGCCGAGATGCAGGCCCGCGCCGCCGTCGGACATCGGCTCCGTCACGCGGTAGAGACGACCGGGCCGGTCGTCATATTCGATCGTGTCGCCCTTGCGCGGCGTCCAGGCCAACGAGGCCGGCTGCAGCGTCGCGACATGGGGCATGGCGCGGGTCGCGGCGCGGAACTCGCCGCGGGGCGTCGGCATCCCCTCCCCGCCGATCTGCACGCGCTCCGACCATTCCGAGCGGATCGCGCGCACGCCCGTCATCACCGCCCGCGACTCGTCCGGCACAGGCGCCGCATTGACACCGGCGGGAGCCGTCTTCATCGGGCGAACCGTGACGCTGCGGCCGAACAGAACGAGGTCCGTCCGCAGCATGATCGCATCGAGGGCGTCGAAAGCGGACATGGCGCGCCCTTCAGCGGTGATAGCCGGCGAAGAGCGCCTCGAGGGCGATCTTCATCTGCGCGGGCAGGCGGCGGGCCGCCTCCCCTTCCCAGGCCGAGCCGAAGGGGGAAGACTGCATCGCCTCCGGAATGCCGGGGCCGCGCGGCCGGTCGAGCGCCCATTTGCCCTTGCCGGTGCGGCGCCAGACCACATGGGAGATGCGCGAGCGCTTGCGGCGCGGGAACTTGCCGCCGAGATAGAAGGAGCGCTCGATCAGCCGGCGCGAGCCGAGCCAGTTGATCGTGGCGCCGGTCGGCGTCTCCTTCGGGCGGTAATAGATCGCCGGGAGACCCTTGCCGAAGCCCGCCATCGAGAAGGTCAGCGCCGCGGCGCTGGCCTTGCGGATGCTGGTGCGGCGCTTCAGGGCGTCGCCGAGCGGCGCCCTGGCATAGGGGTGGTTGCGCAGGCCGAGAACCTTGCGGATCTCGCGCTTGCCGCGATTGGCCGTCGGCGTGCCGGTGCGGTTGAGCGCGCGGGCGATCGGGGCGGCGGCACGCGGGCCGGCGGCGGCGATCAGCCGCTCGACGCCGCGCATCGCGATATCCGTGCGGATCGTGATGCCCGACATCGCTACCCTCTTTCCCGTCAGCCTCGCCGCGCCAGAGCCGCAGCCGCGGCCTGGGCGACCCGTGCCGCAACCTTGGACGCATCCTGCCCGGCCGAGACGGCGGCGGCTCTTGCCGCTGACGCCGCCTCCTGCCAGGCGCCCCGCACGGTCGCGCTGGCGGCGGTGCCCAGAAGGCGCCCCCGCTCCGCGCAACCGCCGCAGGACATGGGATCAGAAAGCCGCGTTGAAGCGAACCGGGATGCGCGCGTCGCCGGCGAGGGCAGCCGCGCTCGCGGCATGAACGCCGATCAGCGTGTTGCCCGAAGCCGAATTGGTGACGACCTTGTTGGTGTCGTCCCAGTAGAGCTTCACGCCCGGGTTCGGGGTGATCGTGGCGGCCTTCGGCAGCGACCAGATGCCCTCGACCGCGAAGGCGACGAGCTCGCCCGCTGCAGCCGTGACGGTCGCGACACAGACGACATCGTTGATCTTGTAGGCGGTGCCCGAGACGACGCCACCGGACGGCGCGACGAAGGTGAGCGTATCGCCGGGGGCGATCTTGGTGGTGGCCATGACGGCTCTCCAGTGCTGGGGGAAAAGACAGGGCTCGCGGCCTTTTCAAATCCCGCCGGCGAACCGGCGGGATCGACAAAAGGCCGTGAGGAAGGCCGATCAGGCGCCGTTTGCCTTGTAGAGGCCGCGCCAGTCGAGCGCCTTGACGCCCGCGACGAGACGGACCTTGTAGCTGGTTCCGTCGATGTTGAAGCTCTCGTCCTCGAACATCTCCGGCTCGCTGATGCCGTCGAGATAAGCGACCTCGATCGTGTCATACTGCTGCGCGTTCGCCGCCAGATACCAGGCGGTGAGAGAAGCCGTGTCGAGACGGGCATCGGAGATCACCTGGGCCAGCCCCGCGACACGCGACGCCACGTCGGGGTTGGCCTGGCCGACCGAGGTGCGCGAGTTCATCAGCTGGTTGGCGAGACCCTCCAGCGCGACAGGGACGAGCAGATGGCGCGGGCGGATGTTGAGGCCGCCGGTGGCCTTGCTGTCGGGGTCCTTCTGCTTGGCCATCGCCGCCCGAGCGGTGTCGAGCGTGCTCTCGGACAGCGCCGAACCGCCACCCGTAGCCAGGTTGCCGTGCGTCGCGGTGTGGAACAGCGCGACGCTGTCGCTCATCGTCGGATTGCTGGTCAGGATCGCATAGACGAGATCGCCGATGGTGCGCTTCGCGGCCCGGCCCATGCGGTTCGGGATCTTCGACAGCACATCCATGTCGTCGTTGATCATCGCCTCCCAGGTGATGTGGAAGGTGCGGCCATATTTGGCGAGCTGGATGGTCTCGCCACGGTCGCCGATGCTGCCCTGCTCATACTCGGCGCCTTCCTGGACCTGCTTCAGCGAAGTGAAGAGATTCAGGTCGATACGCCGCTGGGGTTTGAAGTCCGGCAGGTTGCCGCGCGCCGTCCATGCCTCGAAGGTCTCGTCGGCCTCCTCGAAGCCCTTGAGCATGGACTTGTTGGCGACGTTGGCGAGGATCTGGACGAAGTCGGAGGTGGAGTGACCGCCGGCGACCGAAGCGAAGGCCATCCGCATGAGACCTTCGGAGGTCTTGCCGGTGTAGCGCTCGCCACGCACGTCGAGCGAAGCGCGCGCGAGCTCGCGCATCGAGAACGTCGAGAACTCGTTGCGCTCGCCGCCTTCGAGCCCGACCTTGGCGAGAATCGCCTTCTCGGCGCCGGCCTTGAAGCGGTCGCGGCCGTCCTCGACGACCTCGGCGCGGGAGGCGCCGGCCTTCGGCTTGTCGGCATTGCGCGCCTTGGCCATGGCATCGATCAGGCGGGCCTGCGCGGTCGGCAGATCCTCGCTGTCCTGGACGATCTTGTTGAGATCGGCC